CGCGTCATTTCGACCAAACCGATCATCGCCGGCAGCGGCTGCAACTTCCAGCGCCATTGCTACCGCGAAATCTTCGCGGGCATCGGGTTCAAGTTCAACGACTTTATCCAGGCCATCCACCGGGTGCACCGCTTCGGGCAATCCAAGCGGGTGCGAATTGACATCGTTCACACCGAGTCCGAGCGCGAGCTACTTCATGGACCAAGTGCACTACCTCAAGGCGGCAGAACGGGAGTTCAGCATGCCCGGCTTGTTCGAGTTTGAAGATGTTGCGGAGCTCCAAGCAGCATGAACCAGATCGAACAACTCCACGACGAGATCATGGGCTTGCATGCCCAGATCGAAGGCAAGCGCCTGGAGCTGGCCCTTGCACAAGGCGACATGACAGGTGCACACCTGTTCAAAGAGTCTATGTACCGCGCCATCAAAACGCGCGTGAACTACCGCACATCGTTGGTCAACGCCAGCATCCGACCCCAGGTGATCGTGAAGCCGACAGAGCAGGGGGAATCTCATGCGTGAGTTCTGGACCGACTTTGACGGTAAGACTTGGCAGGTGCCACAGATTCTCGGTCGTCTTAAGCCAGGAAAGTGCCCAGGGCATGCCGCGTTGCGGGAATTTGTCATTCGCCGTGACGGAGGAAAGTGCAAGCACTGCGGGACAACCAAAGACCTGATTGCAGATCACATCTTGTCGCGACGCAATGGTGGATCGCACCATCCAAGCAATTTGCAGTGCCTGTGCCAGTCCTGTAACGCCCGCAAAGTCGGCCTGGTCGACAAGAAAGTGGGGCGTCTGTGAACTACTACGAGCGCCACATTGGCGACTACCTGAAAGACACAGCGCATCTTTCCCTGTTGGAACACGGCATCTACACGCGCCTGCTGGATGTTTACTACACCCGTGAATCAGCACTTCCAGATGATCAAGTTGGGCGATTGATTGGTGCACGTACCAAGGATGAAAAAGACGCCTTGCAGATGATTTTGCAAGAATTTTTCCATCTAGTAGGTGGTGCATGGCATCAAAGTCGTTGCGATAGCGAGTTGGAAAATTTCGCCACTAAGCAGGCGGAAAAAGACGCAGGGAAGGAGAGTGCAAAGGAGCGTCAACAGCGTGCCCGTGAACGTAGAAAAGCCTTATTTCATGCGCTCCGCGAGGCAGGTCAGGTGCCCAGCTACGACACCACAACTTCAGAACTTGAAGCGATGTTGTCGCGCGTGACGAATGCGCATAAGTCACAAGGCGTCACGCCACCTGTCACGCGTGACAACACGGCTACCCAGACACCAGACACCAGTAACCAGACACCAGTAGGTATAGAAGCTAAAGCTTCTTCGTCAGCAGCCAAGCTGCCGACCTGTCCGACACAGACAGTCATCGACCTGTACCACGAAGTCTTGCCAAACCTGCCCAAGGTCCGACTGCACACGAAAGACCGTGTGAAGGCCATCCGCAAGGTCTGGGAATGGGTTCTGACCAGCAAAAAAACAGACGGTTCACGCCGCGCCGAAACCCCCGAAAAAGCCCTTGAATGGCTCCGCAGCTACTTCGAGCGGGCGACCGAAAACGACTTCCTGATGGGCCGGACGCCACGCACTGGTGTGCACGCGAATTGGCAGTGCGACATCGACTTTCTGATGACAGAACGCGGGATGAAGCAGGTCATTGAAAAAACCAAGGACTCCCAATGAACATGTCTGAACTCCCTGAACTGGCCACGCTGCGCGTTCCCCCGCACAGCACGGAAGCAGAATCCGGCGTGCTGGGGGCACTGTTGCTGAACAACACGGCATGGGACCGCGTTGGCGATATCCTGACCGAAGCCGATTTTTACAGCCAAGAGCATCGGGTAATTTTCACTGCCATCGGTTCCCTGGTAGCTGCGAACAAACCCGCCGACGTGGTGACCGTATTTGCTGCCCTGCAGAGCGCTGGAAAATCCGACGAAGCAGGTGGATTGGCCTACCTTTCGACTCTGGCCCAGTACGTGCCCAGCGCCAGCAACATCCGCCGCTACGCGGAGACGGTACGCGAGCGCTCAATCCTGCGCAGTTTGATAGCAGCCAGCGACGAGATTGCCGCCAGTGCATTTTCCCCACAGGGAACATCCATTGAGCAGATTTTGGATAGCGCCCAAGGCAAGCTGTTGGCCATCAGCGAGTCGCGCCGCGCCAGCAACCTTGACGAGTGGGCAGAATTGGAAGCTGGCATGACTCACATGCTGGATCGTTTTCAGCACCTGCATGATGGCGGCCAAGACGACTTTATCCCCACTGGGCTGAGCGACCTGGACAACCGCCTGGACGGTGGCATGCGTCCGGGTGACTTCATCGTCATCGGTGCACGTTCCGGCCACGGGAAGTCCGCACTGTCCAAAACCATTGGACTGAACGTAGCCCAGCGCGGCTATGCCATTGGCGAGTTCAGCATGGAAATGGCCAAGGCCAAGCAGCACCACCGGATCCTGTCCGGCATCAGCGGTGTTCACCTGAGCAAACTGAACCGGCCGGAACGACTGAACGACTTCGATTGGTCGCGCATTTCATCCGCGGCCGAAGTTATCCGCAACCTGAACTATGACATCAACGACCAGGGCGGCCTGACGATTGACCAGATCCGTGCGCGGGCCCGTGTGCTCAAGCGCAAGCGTGGAAAAGCCCTTGGTCTGATCATCGTCGACCACCTGCAATTGCTGCGCGGTACTGACCAAAGGGCACCCCGCACCTACCAACTGGCAGAGGGAAGCCGCGGCTTGAAGTCGCTGGCAAAAGAGTTGGGGTGTGCCGTTATCGGTTTGGCCCAGATCAATCGGGCGGTGGACAAAGAACTTGACCCGATGCCGAAGGTCTCTGACTTGGCTGATTCAGGCTCCATCGAGCAAGACGCCGATGTGATTCTGCTGTTTGACCGCCCGATTCGACGCAAGCCCGAGCTCAGTGACGAGTGGAAGCATTTCACTCGCTGCAACGTAGCCAAAGTCCGAGACGGCGAACCCGGCTTTTTGAACCTCTGGTTCGTTGGCGAGAACACCTTTTTCAGAGATTGGCCTGTTGACCAACCGATTCCCAGCAATCAGGCCGTTGTCAAAGGCGGGAGGAAAGAACTGTGACGCATGAACTTCAAAGCCGACTACGCCGAGATGCTGGACAGCTACACGGAATGGGCCCAGCTTCCAGGTGGGCGCGAGTATGTATGGGACAGGCTGCAGCGGCTGGCGCGCGAGTGCCCGGAGCTGTATTCAAAGCTGCCGGCGCAAGTAACGGCTGCAGTGAAGGAGCAGCGCAATGACAACTCCAAAAGCAGTCGTACTGACGCTCCCGTACCCGATCAGCGCCAACCGGTACTGGGCAACGCGAGTGATCAAACCCAAAGGCTCTAGCCAAGCGATGGCCATGACCTACGTGACGCCAGAGGCCAAGGCCTACAAAGAGCAGGTCGCATGGATGGCAAAGGCGGCTGGTGTGGTGCGCCCGTTGGCAGGGCGCGTGTCCGTGCACATCCAGCTTTACCCACACCGCCCACTGGACTGGGCAAAGCGTGCCAAGGCTGACCCGCTGTACTGGGCAGACACCGTGCAACGCCTGGATCTGGACAACTGCCGCAAGGTGGTGAATGACGCACTGAAAGACATCGTTTTCGGTGACGACAAGTGCATCTGGCGCGATGGTGGCGAGGTGATGGAGCCCGATGGCCGTAAGGCTTGCATCGTGGTGACGATCACGCCCATTCAGGTTGAACAGCCGCAAGCTGCGTTGGAGCTGGCATGACCGCCGAAAAGAAGAAGTACTGGAAGCGGCTGAACCCACCCCATGGGATGCAGTTGCCACAAACCAAGCTGCGCAAGATCGACGTTTCGACCATCCGCAGCGCCGCGCGTCAGCGCCAGGCTCTTTTGGTACACATCCGTGAAAACCTGAGCAATGAAGCCCTGGCCAAGCAGTTCGGGGTGCATGTGCGCACGATTGAGAAAGTGCTGAGTCGTGAGTCGCACCGGAGGGTTGCATGAAGCATTCAGCATCTCGCGCCGGAACTACCCACACCACGGTTCTGCATTGTGTTCACAGAATCAATTGTGTCGTTGCAGCCACAGCGACAACAGTGAGCCTGAATAGGCTCCGACTGTCTGCCTTCAATGGCGCATGTGGCTGCATGGAAAGTCGGAACCTATTTGGGTTTTCCGTCTTTCACCGTCAGGGCGCGGTGACGCAGCTAATGGGCCAATGTCGGGGCCGCACCCATGTACCGATGCCGCTTGAATCGAACCCCGGCGGCGCAGCGTTGCACAGCGACTGCACAAAACGAGCAAGCAAACCGACTTTCAGCGATTGGCCCACGAAACGGGTGCTCGACAAATCGAATGTGACCGTCATGCGGGTGCTGGGCCAATTGGCTGGGCAAAGACTTCCAAAAACCTACAGGTCGGGAGTCTCGGGGTTCGCTATTGCCAACCCTCGGAGGTATGCCGCATGACCCTGCTGCTCAAACCCAAAGGCAGAGGCAACTGGGCCATCGTCACCATGACCATCAACGCGCCGGCGGATCTGTTCCCGGCGCTGCGCCACCAGGCAGTGGCCGTGGGCATGGAAGTTCAGTTTGCCGGCCTGACGCTCAGAATTTTTGAGGTGTATCCATGAACACCTTCCTTGGAACACCGGTGCAGGTTAGTTCGTTGGCCATCAAGCGCTCACGGCGCGCCGTGATTGAGCGCTGTTCCATGCCACCTAAGCGCCGGCGCCAATGGACGCTCCGCTACGTGTCAGTGGACGAGCCATCGGCCTACCAGCTGTGGAACGGGGCGCTGGTTGTTCACCCGGAAATCTACCGGCAGATGCTGAAGATGAGCGAAGGAGTCTTCAAGCCATGAACTACCCCGACAAAGAGCATTCCATGGCATTGCTCAAAGACTGGCAGGCGCACCACACCGCTATTGAGAAGCTGATGGATGGCATCGAGGCCAGCATGGGCCTGGACCCCAACGGCCCGCTGTTCGACACGGTGTGGAAGCTGTTTGATGCCTACACCGCCACCCTGAGTGTGGAGCTGGGCGACTTCTCGGGCGAGTGGCTTCCGTGGTTCTGCAATGAAAACGAGATGGGCCGCAAAGGGATGGAGGCCGGATACGACGGCAAGCTCAAGCCCATCAAGACGCTGGCGCACTTGTATGCGCTGATTGCTGAAGAGCGCAAGCGGGGTGAGCAGTGACCACGGAGCGCATTTCCCTGCAGTTCTGGAACCCACAGCAAGCCCATGCGGTCATCGGTTCCCAGCTCTGGCCATGGCTGAAGGCAAACCTGCAGGCGGGCAACCGCATGGTGCTGCTGGCCCACAAGGAAAAGCGCAGCGATGCGCAGAACCGAATGATGTGGGCGTGCCTTACCGACATTTCCGAGCAGGTGGAATGGTTTGGCAAGCGCATGGAGCCGGAGAGCTGGAAAGAGTTCATCACCGGCCACCTGAACGGCCAAGAGCTGGTACCCAACATGGACGGTACCGGCTTCATTTCCATAGGCAAAGGCCGCAGCACCAGCCAGATGACGCGCAAGGAAGTGGGTGCCGTTATAGACCTGTGCCACGCCTTCGGTGCCGACAAGGGCGTGCAGTGGTCGCCAACCAGCCTTGGGCGTGACGCTGAGAGCGTAGACCCCGATACCGGCGAGATCTCCTGATTTTTTTACCCTGAAAGGAAAACCTGTGACTGACTTCCAAATTGAGCAAGAAATCCAAGCACTGGGCGCCAACGTGGCCCCGCGTGTGACACCCGCGGACATTGAGGCGAACATTGCCAGCGAGTCCTACTTCACGGCGGCTGAAGGTCTGGTAGGCGCCAGTATCGGCAAGCCTGGGAGCAGCTTGATGCCGGAATATGCCACCTACGAAGGCTCGCCTTTGTCGTTGCTGACCTTCTGCGTGCTGACGCTGCGCAACGGCTTCACAGTGACCGGGGAGAGCGCATGCGCATCACCCGAGAACTTCAATTCGGTCATCGGCCGCAAGATTGCCCGCGACAACGCTGTGGCGAAGGTGTGGCCGCTCATGGGCTACAGCTTGCGCACGACGCTGGCCCTGCGCGAAGCGATGAAGGGGGAAGCATCGTGAAAACCTACATCGGAACCAAGATCATCAACGCCATGCCCATGTCGCGGGCATCCTACAACGCTCTGCGCGGCTGGACATTGCCTGCCAATGAGAACGGCGAGGACGATGGCTATCTGGTGGAGTACACCGATGGCGGCCAGCCGAACCATCCAGACTTTGCGGGCTACATCAGCTGGAGCCCAAAAGAGCAGTTCGAAGGCGCCTACCGTGAAACCACTGGCCTGACGTTCGGGCTGGCCATTGAAGCGCTGAAGAAGGGCCAGAAGGTTGCGCGTGCGGGCTGGAATGGAAAGGGCCAGTGGCTCTCGTTCGTTGGCGTCGGCTTTTACGACGTGGGGCTGAGTATCGTGAACCCGCACCACGACATGGGCAAGCTTCTGAAACTGAGACCATGGATAGGTATCAAGACCGTAGGCGACGAGTTCATGCCATGGCTGGCCAGTCAGTCCGACATGCTGGCGGCGGACTGGAGCATCGTCGAGTGACCGCCTACGCAGACGAGGACGTTACCGTGTACTGGTGCGTGGTTTGTGGCCCTTGTCTGCGTGAGCTGCTGCCTGACGGCGGAACCCTAACGATCCATCGCGCCATTACCCACCCCAACGACATGACCTACGACGAAGAGGAAAAGCCGCAATGACCAAAGACGAGCGCGAACATAAGTCACGGCTGGCCAGCATGGGTTGCATGGTGTGCCGCCGACTCATCGGCGACCACGAAGCCGGACCGGTGGAGCTGCACCACCAGCGCGGCGGCCGTGGCGGATGGGGAAAGGGTGACTACAAAACCTTGATACCGCTGTGCCATGAGCACCATCAGGGCGATACCGGTGTGCATGGCTTGGGCACCAAAGCATTCGCCAGAGTGTACGGCTTCACCGAATCTGATCTGCTTGACGACGTTCGCCGAATTTTTGCGGCAAATCAGCCAAAAGCCCTTGAATTCATTGCGTAAGTAGCTACTAATTCAATAGCAAATAGAGACAAAATGCCAATCATCAAAGACCGTTACGCCAGTGCCGTTCGATCATCCAACCTTCGCAGCGCTGCAAAGACTCGAATGTCCGATTCCGATGTGCTGGGAGCCTATGGGATTGCTGACCGCCGCCTGTCCAGCGGGCAGGACCATTTCACCAAACACCCGCTGGCGGTACCTCTGGAGCGCCTGTTCCTGGGCGATGACCGGGCGGCGGGGGAGGTGATTCGCATCTTGGCAGAGCTGATCCGCAAGAAAGCACCATCGATGCGCGTTCACATCACCAAAGTGCAGGCCGAGGACATGGCCCGTGCGGCTCTGGGCTGGTTTCGCAAGCCGACTTGCCGTGTATGTGGCGGGCATGGTTTCAAGCTGATCAACGGTACCAAGACGCTGGGGGACAGCAAGTGCACACCATGCAAGGGATCCGGACAAGTTCAGTTTGAGCAATTGTTCCGGCTGGAGCAGCGTGACCTTGTACGCTGGATCATGGCCAGGATGGACCTGGAGGCTGGAATGGCAGCGCCGGCCGCTATGAAAGCCATTGCATCACAAATGGAATTTTGATGATGAACGCCCCCAGATATTGCATTAAGCGAGTGTCATACAGCATAATCCGGGCGTCGTCCAATAAAAGCAATACTGCGACCAAGCCTACGTTGGCGCAGCCGTGCCCAAATGGAATGAAGGCAGGGTGTCTATATGACCTTTGCTGATCTTTCCAAAATCCCGTACAAAAGTCTGCCAACAGAAGTCCTGTTGGCAATGCGTGATCAGTTGCGCAAAGAACTGACACGGCGCGGACATGGTGACAACCTAGAGTATCTTCAACATGAAATTGTTGGTGGGCGGATGTTCCGCCGAGGTGCTTTACTACCGCAAGAAAAACGATTCAAAGAACGGTTCCATGAGCTCGACATGCTGGTTGCCGAGGACTGGAGCAGTTTGTTCCCTGCTGGAAGTGAAGATCGTAGGTTTTACGTGTACGCACACGTAGACCCACGGAAAAAGCACATTAAGCGAAGTGGCAATGGGTTCCAACTCTTTGTCAAAGGCGTACCGTTCTACATTGGCAAAGGAACCGGTCAGCGTGCATGGCAGCTGAACCGAAATGAAGGCCATGGTGTTGAGCTGCGTCAGCTAAAGGGCGACGGGATTGCAGATAGCGAGATTGTTGAAATCATCAGAGATGGCTTGACAGAGCGAGAAGCTCTGGAATTGGAGTCAAAGTTGATTTTCTTTTTCGGGACGAAATTTGAGGCTGGGAGGAAGGGAATTCTGGTAAACCTTGACTTCCCGGCGAGACCATCCGGTCGATAGTGATTTCACACCAAGCCACCCATTGCGGTGGCTTTTTTCATTTCTGGAGCAAACCATGCACTACCGTAACGGACGCGAGGCAAAGAATGGCGACAAGATCGTGAAGTTGAACGGAGGCAGCGTTGTGTCGTTTGGCGTGCTGCACAGTGCAATACCTGGAAACGACTATTGCAACGGCAGCATTGCGCCTATTCAGATGCCCAATGACTATGCCTGCATGGTCGACTGTATCCACGTGGATGACTTGGCTGCGATCCTGGCTGAAAAGGGTCTGGACAAGCGGCCTGAAGGCAAATAACACCTGAGTTTCAGCATCAGCACTTCGCTGAGAGCGCCGGGTAAGGCCAGCACTGAGCTGGTGACACCTTGGGACTGGCGAACCCTCAACGGCATCAATCAAGCCTATAGACCATGACTGCCTCAGATCGGAGCTATCGAGCAGGACCAAGGCGATCCAGCGCCATCGGCGCGCTGGCCGGCCCCTGCGGCATACATCGGGCTTAACACGGGTGGAATACCGCCGGATGCGTAACCGGCACTATCAACTCTGTTCACTTGCCGCAACTGGGCGCGGTAATCGGTGGCAGCAAGGAACCTTCCAGAGGGCTCGCCTTAAATGCCTGTAGCAGCCAGCTAGTGCACAGAGTTGATGGTATGCGGAGGGCAGGTTCAGCCCCTGTCAATGTCTCATTGAGCTGAACACATCTAGGAAAACGCTGCTTTATGCGAGCCGCACCGCTGAGATCACTCGCGGGACCATCAGCCATCACGCATGCGGATTGGCCGGTATTGGAGTGGGGCCACAGCCGTAGTCTCCCTGCCCCACATCAAAGGGGAGAGACAGTCCGCAGCCGTGATGGTGTAACTCAGTTGGTAGAGTCATGGGCGCAACAACGCAGCGCTGATGCTGAAAGGCAGGCAAGTCGCAGGTTCGAATCCTGCCGCCATCAAACCTTACGCGGGCGGGATCAACACCAACCCGATGCCGCTAAAGCAACGGATCGACGCCTGCACCAATTCCCACATCGTGGGCTTAAATCCTGCTCAAGTCTGATTGACCCGCTGCCGCTCCCATATACAGTCTGGAAGATCGTTGCAGGCCCGAGGAAACGCGCAGTGATGGGCAAATCACAGCCGCGGTACGAGCACCGGGGATCATCCCTGCTACCTACAGGCCCCCGGTGCCCGCCCGCACACCCCCAGTTGTCTCTGCCGTAGCAATTTGCAGTTGCCGCGGATTGGCCCGCCAGGTTCACGCTTGGCGGGTCTTCTTTTTGGAGCCGCAGATATGCAGATTATTCGTACGCTGCGACACATTTACTGGGACAGTACGCGCCCAACGCGCATGTTGACCATCGTCATGTACCCGTTGGCCGTGCTGGGCTTGTACCTCGCTTGGGCCAAGGGCATACCGGACGTGCAGTGGATGTTCCGCACGTTTCCCTGCCCTGAGTACTGCCATGCCCTGCTGTGGGGTCTGCTTATCGCTTACGTGACCGTGGCCCGTTTTGTCGGCCTGTTCATGTTCGAGGGCTGGCGCTGGACACGACGCACGACACCCATGATTGGCATTGCCTTCTGGTCGTCTCTGCTGGCGTCAAACCTTCATTCACCCGATACCCTTGCTTTCGGCACTCTCTACGGCGTAGCGGCCTTGCTGGAAACGTGGATTCTTTCCCGCGCCTGGTTGGAGACCGCGTAATGGAATTTCTCAAAGAGTTGCCAAACAGTATTGGAGCGTGGGCGGCGGCAATCACAGTTGCGCTGATCACGATTGCCGCGAACCTTCCAAGGATTCGCAACGGCATCACGTCAGACAAGATCGACGGCAACGTTTTGGACCGTCTGAAGCGCCATGAAGAACGCATGGATGCAATGGACAAGACCATTCACCGCCAGGCAGTGAAGCTGACTCGCTTCGAAGTCGTGGTTTTGCGGCTGATCGCCTTGCTGGTTCAGCATCAGGTCACCATCCCGCAGGACATTCAAGACGAGATCGACGAACTGACGCAGGAAAAAGACTGATGCACTTCACGATGTTCCGCGAGCCGTCGGTCAACGGCACCACCTTGAGCAAGCTGTTTTTGGGCTTGGACTTCGTGTGTGACATCCTGGAAGACGAAGTGCGCGAGATTAAAGGTACGCCTGTGGCTGAATGGAAACTCCACGGCGCTACCGCAATTCCCGAGGGCACCTACGAGGTCGACGTGTCCTACAGCCAGCGCTTTGGCCCCCAGACGCTGACGCTGATGAACGTCCCGGGCTTTCTGTACATCCGGATTCATGGTGGTAACACCAATGCCGACACCGAAGGCTGCCTGTTGCCAGGTGTCCGCCTGGGCGAAGACAAGGTTACCCAGTCCCGCGTAACCCTGCAGAAGCTCAAGGACCTGATCCTTCCGGTGATTGGCCGGGGCGAGAAGGTGACTATCGAGATCCACAACCCTTCGGTCGAAGCGTGAGCCTGAATCTGCAAACCCTTGGCGGCCGGCGCTTCATTCTGGCGTTGGGTGCTGGGTTCATGACGTTTCTGCTGTGCTGGTTTGGCAAGGTTTCCGGAGAGGTGTACGCCACCGTGGTGATTGCCACCGTTGGAGGCTTCATTACCGGCAACGTGTGGGAGCGCCACGTAGAGACAAAGGGAAAGCCCAATGCCAATCCTTGACCTGATCCCAAAGTGGCTGTTGGCCGCCACCGTTGCCATGCTGGCCGCAACAAGCTGCAAGCTGAAGTGGGACAACGGAAACCTGTCCATTGAAATCGAAAAGGGGAAAACCCATGTCGCTACTCTTGAAACTGCCATTGCCCGTAGCGCTGAACAAGTCGCAGCCCACCACGCAGCCATGGAAGCCCGGGCGCGCAAAGCCGAGCAAGACCGTGATGAACGCACCAAGGCTCTTATGGCTGATGCCACTCGCACTGACGCTGAACTTGAACGGCTGCGGAGCGCACTGTCCGACTACACCGGTCAACGTCTCGCAGCAAACCCCACTGCCTTCGCCGCCGGCCTTGATGCAGCTGATCCCATCCCAGAGCTATTCATCCAGTGCACAAGCCGATATGCAGAAGTGGCGAGAGCTGCTGATGGGCACGTCAACGACATCCAAACCCTGATGGATGCATGGCCGAAGTGAGTTCAATGGCTACGAAGAAGGTTCCCACCAAGGCGCGCAGCGCCACCAAGAAAACGGCGAAGCCAGCCAAAAAGCCTGCGATTGCACAAAAAGTAAGCAAAACACGTGCTTCAAAGTCTGTAGAGCGCAAACCAGCAAGCCCGACACCCGTTGCAGACAAACTGGCGGCGATTGGGATTGATGGAGTCTGTGAAGCTCTGACCAATGGCAAAACGATGACCGCCATTGCGCAAGAAGCGAAGGTATCAGTTGGATCATTGCTTGCATGGATAGCAGCGGACACTGACCGTTCCGCGCGCGCACGCGAGGCCAGAATTCAAGCTGCGAAAGTGTGGGACGAGCAGGCATTGAATCTGATCACTGCGGCAAAAGACCAGTTCCAACTTGCCAAGGCACGGGAAAGCGCTCAGCACTTGCGTTGGAGAGCCAGCAAGATTGCACCGAAGGAATACGGCGACAAGCTGGCAGTTGGCCAAGCTGATGACCTGCTGCCGTTGGTGACCGTCAAAGACCTGACAGGCCGCAAAGACTGATGGCTGTGGATAACTTTTCGTCAAAAGTGCCAGAAAACACGGGCCGAGACAGCAAAACGGCCTGTTTTTGGCTGATTTGCTGAAAATTTAAGCAATGGGCAGCGAAGTCCAGTTCATGTACAAGCCGCAGGGGCCTGTACTGGAAGAGTACATCCTGAGCGAGTACCAGCGGACCATGATCATGGGACCGCTCGGGTCTGGAAAGACGAACGGCAGCTGCTGGAAAGCCTTTCGCATCATGTGTGCGCAAGAGCCTGACGCCCAAGGTATCCGCAAGAGCCGCGGCATTGCGATCCGCAATACCTACCCGGATTTGTTCGGGACGACGATCAAAGACTGGCTCGATATGTTCGAGCACCTGGGGCAGTTCAAGCAGGGTGGCATGGAGCCGCCGACGCACTACCTGAAGTTCAAGCTGGAAGATGGCACAACGGTGGCGGCCGAGATGGTGTTCTTGGCGCTGGACCGAGAGGATCACATCAAGAAGCTGCGCGGCCTGCAGGCGACGTTCGGCTGGCTCAATGAGGTGAAGGAGTTGCCGTTCAGCGTCATTCAAATGCTGGACTTGCGCGTAGGACGGTACCCGAAGGATGTTCGCCCAACGTGGTACGGCATCTTTGGCGATACGAATGCGCCGGACACTGACCACTGGTATTACAGGCTGTCGGAGGAAATGAAGCCGGAAGGTTGGCTGTTCCTGAAGCAACCCGGTGGCGTGATCCGCAAGACGGCCGCCTCACCTTGGGAGCCGAACCCGAACGCTGAAAACGTCAGGAACCTGCCGCTGAACTACTACGCCAATGGCGCGCAGGGCAAGACGGATGCATGGATTCTGGTCAATCTGGCCAATGCCTACGGTTACGTGAGCGACGGCAAGCCGATTTACCCGGACTACCACGACCCGACTCACTGCCGGCCGTTTGAGCTGGTGCCGGGTATTCCGCTGCACATAGGTCTGGACTTCGGGCTGACGCCTGCGGCCCAGATCGGCCAGCGTATGGCGAATGGACAGTGGCGTGTTCGGTATGAGCTGGTGACCACCGATACAGGCGTGATCCGCTTTGCGATTGCATTGAAGAGGTTTCTGGCTGAGAAATGCCAAGGTTTCACGATTGCCAGCATTACCGGTGATCCGGCAGGCGATCAGCGCCAACCAGGCGACAACGAAGAGCGCACGGTGTTCCAACTGCTGGAAGCCAATGGCATCAACGCGGTACCGGCGCCGTTCAACAACGATTTCACGATCCGTACCGAAGCAGTGGCCAGCACGCTGCGACGGATGATTGACGGTGAGCCCGGGTATCTGCTGCACCCCGAATGCAAGGTGACTCGCAAGGGTATGCAGGGCGGCTACAAGTTCCGTCGAATGAAGGTGGCCGGCGACGAGCGCTATCAAGACATGCCGGTGAAGAACGACTGCAGCCACCCATGCGAAGCCGGGCAGTACATGCACTTGGGCGCCGGTGAAGGAACTGCTGTTGTTCAGGGTAGCAGCGCTGAGCGCACCAAGGATGCCGAGGCATACCGAAAGAAACGAGGACTTGCGACATGATCAAACCTACAGCTCAGTACGACGACCGGGCAGGGGACGCATCGCGCGACTTCGCCACGGCTGGTGCGTTCAGTCTGTATGCCCTGGAGCGCATGTTGCGTGACTGCGCAGAGCAGCCGAACTGGCGTCTTCGTGCTGCAGTCTGTGCCGCGTACTACGACGGTAAGCAGCTTTCGGAGCTTCAGAAGTGGCACATCCGCCAAGAAGAACTGGAAGAGCGCGCCATCAATTTGATCCGGCCAGTGATCAACAGCGTTCTCGGGCAGGAAGCCAAGAGCCGCACCGATGTGAAGGTGGAGGCCGATGACGATAGCTATGCTGACGTTGCAGAGGTTGTGAGCAGCCGATTGAAGGAGTCGGAGCGCGAGGCACGCGCCCACATGGCTGTAAGCGATGCCTACGCGTCAAGCGTGAAGAAGGGTTTGGGCTGGGTGCATGTCAGCAAAAACAGTGATCCGCTCGCTTACCCGTACCGTGTGGAGAGCGTACCCATTGATGAAGTCTGGTGGGATTGGCGTGGCCAGCGCGGCGTCACGCTGACTGATGGTTGCCGCTGGTTGGTGCGAAAGCGCTTCATCGACCTGGACGAACTCGAAGCTAATATGCCGCAGCACCGCGATGTTCTGCGCCAAAGCGTGAGCGGCTGGGAAAACTACATGGATACGTCCGGCGCGTTGCTGGGAGAGCCGGAAGAGGTGTCTCTGGCCAGCGCATTCGATGCCGAGCGCCGATTCAGCCTTACCGTGAACCGCATGGACTGGGTGGATGCCGCACGCAAGATGATCAAGCTTTTCGAGGTTTGGTACCGCGTGCCCGCCACCGTCGCCGTTTTGCACATTGGCGCGACAAAGAAGGTGGTGTATGACCCGAAAGATCCGCGCCACGTTGAAGCCGTTTCTCGTGGGCTGGTGAAGGTGACCAAGGGCATTACGTCCCAAGTGCGCCGCGCGCTGTACGCTGGGCCCCATCGGCTTCTGGACGAGGGCACCGAATACCGCAACTTCCCGTACTTCCCGTTCTTCGCCTTCCGCGACGACGAGGACAAGAGCCCCTACGGGATGATTGACGGGATGATTGCACCGCAGGATGAGTACAACGAGCGCCGCTTGCGGATTCAGTGGATGCTCAAGGCGCGCCAGGTGGAGATGGACAGCGATGCGCTGGACACGGACTACAACTCGATTTCTGACATTGCTGATGCGGTCATGCGCCCTGATCTTGTGGCGATCACGAATCCAAACCGCATGAACCGCAACCAGACTGCTATCAAGGTTGGAAACACTTTGAGCATGCAGCCCGAGCAGTTCCAGGTTATGGCCGACAGCAAGCAGCTCATTCAGGATACCGCCGGTCGCTACGCCAGTCAGTTGGGCAGCCGTCCATCCGGCGTGACTTCTGGAATTGCCAACAGCATTCTGGTGGAGCAGGGCGAACAGGCCATGGGCGAGATGAACGACAACTATGTGTTCGCGCGCCGCTCTGTGTTCGAACATCTTGTGAGCGAGATTTCCAGCGATCTGAAAGAAGAGCGCCTGCAGGTACCGATTGGGACCGGTAAAACCCGCCGCGTGGTGGTGCTCAATGACTGGGACGCAAACGGTATGCCCGTCAACCAGGTCAAGGACGCCGACATCAAGACAGCGCTTGCCGAGACACCCAATACGCCGGCATTCCGCCAGCAGACACAGCAGCAAGTGGCCCAGATCATCCAAGCGCTTGGCAACAACCCACAGGCGGCCGCCATCTTGGCACCGGCATACATCGAGAGCACCAGCCTGCCGAACCGCCAAGAGATTGCAGACAACCTGCGCAAGGCCAGTGGCATGCCAGTGCCCGGAGACAAGAACGCCCAGGCGCAGGCCGAGGCGCAGCAGCAGCAACAGTTGCAAAAGCAGGCTCAGCAGGCCGATGCCATGGCGCAGGCAGCGTTGGACGAGAAGGTATCGGCATCCGAACGCAACCGTGCACAGGCGCGCAAGTCGGTAGCCGATGCAACTCTGGTCGAACAACGCATTCAAGCCGGTATAGCGCCGGCCGAGGTGCAGGAAACCATGGCACGGACAAGCAATTTGATGGCGGGGCAACAGCCTGCCAACGAAGACGAGTTGATATCGCAGGCGCTGGAGGAAGCAGCAGCCTGATTTAGGCCAGCCCAAACGAACCGCCCATCGAGGCGGTTTTTTTTCGCCCCAAGTTTTTCGAGCCGCTTCACAGACCGCCGCGCTGTGAGGTGCGTATTGCCGCGGCAGCCATCTGGTGTGAGTCGTCAACACGCCGGATGTGTACCCGATGACGGTGGCCTTTGGGCCTCGGTGACTGACCGTAAACAGCGAAGGAGTGAGTATGGAGATCGACAACCCGGCCGCATTCGACAAGGATGAACAGGCCATCTTGGCAGCTATCGTGCCGGAAGAAACGACCTTGGAAGAGGGCCAAGTTGCCCAGCCGGTTGAATCCCCTGCACAGGTAACGGAAACTGCACCAACCCAAACCGCAGCTACTGAAACAGCACCTGCAGCGACAGCAGCAGTGACCACAACGGAAGCATCTCAACCAGTTGCCCAACCTGTTGCGGAACCAGTAGCGAGCACAGAGCAGCCGAAGGGTGACACCCGGGCAGCACTGCGCGCCGCGCGACATGCTGAAAAGCGTGCCCGCGATGAAGCCGAACGGTTGCGTCAGGAGCTCGAAGCTCTGAAATCTGGCAAGGCGCCGGTGAACAACACCATCACTGATGCTGAGCTGGAGGAACTGGAGCGCGACTTCCCAGCCCAAGCCAAGATTGCGCGGCAACAGCGCGATCTTCAGGAGCAGCTTTCTAGGCTTACCCCGGCACCTGCACAGCCTGAATTCGTACCTGTCACATATGACCCTGCAATTCAGGAAGTCATCGACGGTATCCCGGATCTTCTGGCATGGCAGTACGACCCCCAGGCACAAGACAAGTTCCAACGCGCTGTGGCTTATGACCGTGCGCTGCAGAACGACCCTGACTGGGCAGGTAAGTCCTTCCAAGAGCGATTCACTGAAGCCGCAGAGCGCACCAAGCGTGCGTTTGCACCAGCGAGCACTGCTCCTACTCCCACCACTCCTTCTGCCGCACCCGCTGCGGCCCCCCGTAACGATCCCGCCAAAGTGATAGAGCAAGCTCCGGTCGAAGGACCGAAGGGCATCAGCGATTTCCGTGGCGGGGCACCTGGTAATGCTCCCTCGCTCGACTACCGGCGTATGACGGACGAACAGATCATGGCGTCCCTGCCGGCAGGTTGACCTGGGATTTCCACATAGGAGATTTCAATGTCCGCTACTTCCGTACCCAAAGGCTCCAGCCTCGCAAATAAGCAGTTCTCGAAAGCACTCTCTGCCATGGCAGTGCGTGCGCCCACGCCCATTCAGGCCTTGACCGGCCCGATGAGCACCGAGGATTCCGCTTTGCGCAAGCTGAAGCAACAAACGACCAATGACATGCCAATCGTGCGTGTCGATGAACTGTCCAAAGGCCCCGGCGACGTGGTTCAGGTGGACTGTGCACACGTGGTCAAGCTGCGCCCTGTGATGGGTGACAAGAACGCCGAAGGCATGGGCGCTTCGCTCAAGTACTCGACGAAAGATGTCATCCTGGACATGGCAACCATCCCCGTCTCGGCTGGCGGAAAGATGACTCAGCAGCGCACGCCTCACAGCATGCGCCTGAACGCTCTGGCACAGCTCAAGCGCGGCATGCCCGCATTCCGCTGGCAGCGCATCTTGACTCTGCTGGCTGGCGCTCGCGGAAAGCAAGACGGTACCGACTGGGTTTTGCCTCTGGCAACTGACCCTGAATTTGCCGAAATGCTGGTCAACCCGATCAAGGCACCTACCTACAACCGCCACTTCGTGTCCAACGGTACTGGCTTGACGCAGGGTGGCGCACAGATCAACTCGCTGGCAACAACCGACAAGCTTCTGTTGTCGCACATTGACGAATTGGCTGCGCTGTGGGATGAAATGTCGATCAAGATGGCTCCGATCCAGATCCCTGGTGACCCGGCCGCTGGCGATGACCCTATCAAGGGGATTCTGCTGGTCGATCCTTTGGTTTGGGATGCGCTGATCACCGATACCACGTCGGGCAACAACATCCGCACTTTCGAAACCAATGCCATGAAGCGCGCTGAATACGGCGATTTGCGCAAGCACCCGCTTTTCGCAGGTTCTCCGATCCTGTGGAATGGTGTGTTGGTACGCAAGATGCAGTTCGGTATCCGTCAGGACTCCGGTGACACGGTGAACATCGTCACCCAAGCCAACCGCCTGACTGCAACTGAGAGCACTACGACAGTGGCCGGGGCTTTGTCCACTACCCATCAGATGGCTCGCTCCGTGTTCCTGGGCGCCCAAGCCATCGCTATGGTGTCCGGTGCCAACCAGACCAGTGAGGAAACCTATTCCCTGCTGGAAAACCGCACCAACTTCGAGCGCAACTTGGAATTGGCTGGCGAAATCATGGGCACGGAAGAAAAGCTCCGTTGGGCACTGCCTAACTCCAACAACGACCTCGAGCCGACTGACTTCGGCGTGTTGGTTGTTGACAGCGTGGTCAAGAAGCGCAACGTCTAAGTGACGCAATGACGGGGGCTAGTTCCCCGTCCCCTCTGGCGAAAGCCAGTTTCCCGATCCCATTGTTTTAAAGGAGAGTCCTCATGGCCTCGATCAAAGCTCAGAAAGCCAATGCACCCAAGTACATGACGTGCGATGGCGACTTCATCATGGAAACCGACAAGGTTGTTCTTGGCTCTGGCCAAGGTGGTACGCCTGCCGCAGCCGACACCATCGACTTCCGAATCCCTGCCGGTGCACAGGTATGTGATCTGTCGTTCTTCCTGGACGATTGCGATACCGGTGCTGCATTCGTCTTTGGCGTGGGCTACCGCGCTGCCGATCCTTCCAGCTCGCTGGCAACGAACGCGACGTATTTCGCAGCTGCTGGCCAGACCACAGGGCAGGCTGGCGGACGTCTGGAATGTGCCTTCAAACCCATCAAGTTTGAAGAAGATGTGTTCATCCAGTTGCTGGTGGGTACCGCTCCGGCCGGTATTTCCGGTAACCCAGAGATTCACATCATCGCTGGCTACAACTGCCAAGGTCCAAAGTAATCCGGTTGGATTGACCGCATAGGGTCTGTTCTCGAATGAGGGCAGGCCCTTTTTATTTCAAGTTCCAACTCAGGAGATCAGCATGAAGATCAAATACGTAGGGCTCAAAGACGAAGAAACAGCATTCAGTCACAAAACTGGAATTGTCTGGACACCGGGCGCGGTACATGAAGTCGCAGACAAAGCCATGTGTGTGCAGATGCTGCAGCACCCTGATGTGTTTGCGGAAGATACCGAAGGCGCCACGCTCGCTGATGGCACCGTCGCAAAGGAACAAGGCGACAAGGTGCGCACAACCATCACGCTCGCTGATGGCACCGTCAAGGATCTGGTCGACCTGGACAAGGAAGCGCTGCATGCGCTGGCCAAAGAGCTTAACGTCCAGGTGCACCACGCGGCTGGACCTGCCAAGGTCATTGACGCCCTGTTTGCTGCATTCCCGGGGTAATTGATCGTGGCTGCTTTGGCGAGCTTCTACCGGTTCATTCTGCCGGAGGTGCCTACGTGTTCGTTTCCTCAGTTGGACTTTCACCTGAGGGAAACAGCGCGCACTTTCTGTGTCAGAACCGGGGTGTGGCGAGGCGCATTTGATCCCGTGGATTCCATAGCAGGACAGGCAACGTATGACCTGTTCACACCTGAAAGCCAAAGTGAGGCCATCCGCATCACCAGTTTGGCCGTCAACGGTGTGAATCTCTGGACAGATGCCGAGTCTTCAGACGATGAGTACACCGAGTCGCCAAAGTATCCGCGGGCTGTTCTGCCCTTCGTTCTGTCGGTGGATCTGAAGAGCATCACGTTGGTTCCGTCCGAAGTCCCTTCATCCAGTGTCAGCGCTGGGTTGCAAGTGTCTGGCGTGATGCGGCCTTCCGTGAATGCGCAGTACCTGCCTGATTTTCTGCTTGATCGCTTCTCAGACGCCATGCGCTTTGGAACGCTTTCAAGACTGTTCCGGCTTGGAAATGTCCCATGGACAGATCGCCAGTTAGCCGTGGACTACAGCAAGGAATTCGACCGCCTTTCGAATCTTGCGTCGTTTCAAGGCGCAGTAGGCAATACGCGCAAAGCGCTTCGCGTCCGCAAGTGGGGTTAGCCCCTTCAGAGCGCAGACAAATCAGCACCACCAACAAACCCGCTTCGGCGGGTTTTTTCATTGGAGATTGACATGGGAACCATCCTCGCATCAGCCGTCATCGGCAAGGCATCAACCATCATCCAGGACAGCTCGAACATTCGCTGGCCGCAGTCCGAACTTCTTGGCTGGCTCAATGACGGCCAGCGCGAAGTTGTGAACGTGAAGCCGTCGGCTTCCGTTACCAATGCATCAGTCCAGTTGACCGCTGGTTCGACCAAACAGACGATTCCCGCCCAAGGGATCATGTTGATTGACGTGGTGCGCAATATGGGCGCGGCAGGGAGTACCCCTGGCAATGCAGTCCGGATCGTTTCCCGCGAAATCCTTGACGCTCAAACTCCAACGTGGCACTCAGATGCCAACGTCCCCGGGGACATCAAACACTTTGTGTTCGACCCGCGCGACCCGAAGACTTTCTACACGTACCCAAAGGCACCGGCTACGGCTTGGTACGTTGAGCTGATCTATTCAAGTTCTCCAACCGACTGCGCCACGGTCTCAACGGCCATCAGCATCGACGACATCTACGCAACGGCACTGATGAATTACGTGCTGTTTCGCGCGTACAGCAAGGACACCAGCTACGCACAGAACGCGCAGCTTGCGGCGAACTACTACACGCTGTTCCTCAATGGCATCGGCGTCAAGGCGCAGCAAGAGCTGGGTAACAACCCGAATCTGAGCTCTGCGCAGTTCAACCCCAATGTTCCCGGCTCGGCAAAGATTTAAGGAGACACGGTAAATGACCCCCTTCAAAAAAGGCCAGTCCGTCCAGCAGGACATCAAGCCCCTCAAGGGCACTGTGCTGGAAATCAAGTGGAACGACACCGACGAAACCTTTGAATACCTGGTGGACTTGGGCGACGGTGCCCAGCGCTGGTTCAACCATTCTGAAATCGTGGAGGCCGCATGAAAACCAATGGCGCAAACGAAGAGATCGGGGCTGCTGACCTCATGGATGCCGCGGTGATGATTAACCGCTCCATCCGTGACTTCAATGCCATCGACGGTACCTACCATGCGGTATGCCGTGATGCCGATGGCAACATCAAGTGGGAAGATGACATCGAGAATCTTGTCACGACCGTGGGCAAGAACCTGATGCTCGATACCTTGCTGGCCGGATCCGGGTACACCGCTGCGGTTTACCTGGGCTTGACCGGTGGCACGCCCACTCCCGCGGCAGGCGACACGATGGCATCGCATGCCGGGTGGACGGAAGTAGGGGCAACCAACGCCCCAGCCTATACGGCACCACGGAAAACGCCTTCATGGTCCGCTGCATCTGGTGGCTCCAAGGCCACAAGCTCTGTGGGTGCGTTCAGCTTCACCTCGGGCGGCACCGTGGGTGGTTGCTTCATTGTGCTGGGTACCGGCGCACTGTCCACCATCGACAACACTGGTGGCGTGCTGTTCTCCGTGGGCGCGTTCACTGGCGGCAATAAGACGGTTGCGGCCTCTGACACGCTGACTGTCACGTATTCCAGCACGTTGACGTAATGCCATACATCGCTGATCGCGTAAAGGACACCACAACCAGCACCGGTACCGGCGCTATCACGCTTGCCGGTGCTGCACCTACTGGGTTCCGCACCTTTTCCGCTGCGTTTGGAGCTTGTGTTGTGGGGTACTGCATCGACGATGGCGCTGGCAATTGGGAAGTCGGCAAGGGTATGTTCAACGGCACAACCGGCCTGAGCCGCGATGTCGTTCGCAGCAGCAGCAACGCAGGCGCATTGGTGAACTTTGGCGCTGGCACCAAGACAGTGTTTTGCACGGCCACTGCCGAGCTTCTGGATAACGCAAACACAGGAATGCAGTACGCCACTTCACGTGGGTACGCATTGCCATAAGGACTCAACATGCCAGGAAATAACGATCCCATCTTTTCCCGCCGTGGGGCCATAACCCGCGCAGTCCTTCTCAAGACAGCGGCGAATGACTACTTTGGTACGTCGATTTACAACAAAGAAGTCTTTGCGGCCGATGCCACAAACGGCTCTTTCCTCCAGCGCCTGCGCTTCAAGGCGGTTGGATCCAATGCGGCGACAGTCGCCCGCATCTACCTGAATGACGGAGACAACGCGGAGAACTTTGGTGCTGCCATCGGCGCACCGACTGGCACACCGTCTGCATCCGGCGGCACTATCCAGACCGGCACCTATTACGCGTTGATTGTTGCGGTGGATGAAAAAGGCCGCATGACGCCAATCGGGACAATCTCTACCGGCGCGGCTGTGACCGGGCCAACAGGTTCCATCGCATGGAGCTGGACCGCCGTTGCGGGCGCTGTTTCGTACCGCGTGTACGTTGGCAATACGAATGCCGCTGAAGCCCTGACGCGCTACTTCACCACGGCGACGAACAGTTACAGCCAAACCACGATGTACATCAATGGGGCGTATGACGATCCGACCGTGGGCAATTCCAAGCTGTACGGTGAACTGTCACTACCTGCCACAACAGCGTCGGCCACGGCTGCAACGGTTGACATTGACTACCCGATGAACTTTGCCCTTCCTCCCGGCTGGGAGGTGTATGTCGGACTCGGTACCACTGTGGCCGCTGGCTGGGTAGTGCTGCCCATTGGTGGGGACTACTAGATGAAGTACATCCTGATTCTGATACACGGTTTCGGGCAGGCGTATCAGGTTACTTCTAATGGGTGCGTGACCAAGTACGTAAGCCTCGATGGGGGCTACATCTACGACGCCATCCCTTCTGGTGTTTCGTCCCACGTGATCGACCCGAACCCGCCCACTCCAAGCTGGCACGTTGATGTGCCCGATGTGCAGGCCGAGCAGCCACAGCCCGCTCCGCGCACGATCACGAAGCTGGAGTACATGAACCGCTTTCACGACGACGAGCTGGCAGCGTTGTACACCGCTGCAAAGTCGGCGGTTCAGATCGAAATTTGGCTAGAGAAGTTCAAGCTGGCAGAGTTCATCGACCTTGACGACCCGCGCACCGTCGCTGGCGTGCAGGCGCTTGAAGCGAGTCACCTGATTGGAGTTGGCCGTGCAAGTGAAATTCTGGCTTGATAAAGCGTGGTTGGGGTTCAAGTTCTGGTTCAAGCAGTCATGGATTGCTTTTGACCAATTCCTGAATGCCTTCGTCTGCATGGGGTGGGCCGATGAGACGATGAGTAGTGTTGCTTGGCGCATGGAGCAGCAAGGTCACTGGTTCGGGTTCATGCGTCCAGTGATTGACTTCCTGGCGCTGCACCTTTTCCGTGACCGCGACCACTGCCAAGGTTCGTTTGAGTCCGAGCGCAACCGCTCACAACTACCTCCCGAGGCACGCTGATGCTTGACTTCTTCAACATCCCATCGAACTTCCGTGGGGACGTGCAGACGTTCGGCGGATGCGCTGACACCGTGTATTCGTGGGTGCAGTGGACTAAGCCCCGTGGCGTGTCAATGGTGGCGATCTTTGGAGTGGGTGCAGGGGGTAAGGGCGGCAATGGTGCAGTCGGTGCAAATAGTGCTGCGGCGGGCGGAGGTGGCGGAGGATCAGGATCGCAGTCGTTTGTCTGTTTGCCTGCCATCCTGATACCTGACGTTCTGTTCGTTGCGGTACCGTCGAACGGCATAGCCACCCGCGTAGCGATATACCCAGACTCAACCATCAACAACACGCTGCTGATTGCAAACCAAGGTGGTAGTGGCGGCATCGCTTCTGGCGCCACGCCGGGGGCTGCGGGTTCAGCAGGTTCGGCCGCTTCGATAGCGACGATGCCTCTGGCGGGGTTGGGCGTCTACAACCTATTGGCTGGGCAGGCAGGCATCATTGGTGGCGTGGCAGTTGCAGGCGGCGCACTGACGCTTCCGACAACCGGCCTCTGCGTGACAGGCGGCACTGGCGGTGGCGGCGTACCTGCCGCTGCTACCGCTGGCACTGCTGGTGGCAACATCACAGGTGCTGGCGTGCTGCCAACTCTCAACGGTGGCGCTGCGCAGGCCACTGCAACAAGCCCCGGCAATGCAGGCTCCAATGGCTTGCTGTGCGGATACCGCGGGCTAGAGTTTTCGATGGGCGGCACTGGCGGCGGCTCAAGCCACGGCTCTGCCACTGGCGCCGGACTGTTCGGTGGCAATGGCGGCAAGGGCGGCATAGGTTGCGGAGGCGGCGGCGGCGGAGGATGCCTAACTGGAGGGACTGCGGGCATCGGCGGGAAGGGCGGCGAAGGCCAGGTAGTCATTCTGGCGTGGTGATACATGCTTGATCTGTTCAACCTACCCACTGCGCAGAGCAATGCAGACGTTCAGGTGTTTACTGAAGTCCGTAGCGCAGCATCGGTCTATACATGGAAGCAATGGAACAAACCACGCGGCGCGTCCATGTGTTTCATTATGGCGATTGGGCCGGGCGGCGACGGAGGCGCTGGTGCAGTCGGAGCGGCAAGCACTGCGGCGGGTGGCGGCGGTGGGGGGAGCGGAGGGCAGAGCACCCTATTGATTCCGTCCATCTTCCTACCAGACCAACTGTTTGTATTCGCCCCGAGTGCAGCGGCAAACAGTACGGCAGTTGCGGTAGATCCGACAAATCTAGGCGTTACAAACCAACAGCATGTAATTCTGCGGGCACAAGGCGGCGGCAACGGCGGTGCGGCTTCGGGAGTTACGGCTGGCACTGCGGGAGCGGCAGGAGCGACTGCAACGATCTCGCTCAACCCACTGGCTGGGCTTGGGAAGTACAACCTACTCGCTGGGCAGGCAGGCACGGCTGGCGGTGGCGGGAATGCCAGTGACCTGAACATGCCAACCACAGGCTTGGTTGTCACTGGAGGCTGCGGCGGCGGAGGGCTTGGCACTCTCAATAGCGCTGGCGGAGCCCCCGGCAGGTTGCTTGCCGCAGGTAAATTTCCTGAAACGAGATACGTGACACTTGGTACGCCGGGGTTCGACCAGCGCGGACAAGATGGAGCGCCGGGTTTTAAGCCACTAAGCGACGTTCTGTACTTTTACGGAGGAAATGGCGGTGCGTCTCAGTCGCTAAGCGCGACAGGCTCGCCTGTTGGCGGTGGCAACGGTGGTGAAGGCTCCTACGGCTGCGGTGGCGGTGGCGGTGGTGGCGGCTTCACCGGGTCTGCTGCGGCCCTCGGCGGCAACGGTGGCCCCGGACTCGTTGTAATCATTAGCTGGTGACGACATGCTAGGTTTTGGCGCAATATCAGAACTTCCGGTAAGCACGCTACCCGATGTTGGCGGCGGGGGCGGAACGGCGCACTTCGCATCTGTATCTGAAACCGTTGCAACGTCCGACTCACGTTCGTCAGTGGTGGCATTCGTCGCCGCCAGGGTTGAGTCCAGCGCGATCACTGATAGTGCGGCAGTGCTGGCTGCAATAGTGGCGGCAGTTGCGGAGTCCACTGCAACATCTGACTCGCGCACTGCCATTGCTGCTTTCAATTCCGTAGCATCCGACACAATAGCAGTCAGCGATAGCAGCACTTCCGCCCAAGGTATCACGGCTGCTGGAGTCGATACCCTTACCACCAGCGATACCGCTGGCGCCACGTTCGCAGCGTCTGCTACTGTGGGCGAATCCATTGCGGCGAATGATTCCTCGGACGGTGCTACCGCTGGCGGCGTGATGTCGGTGGCTGAGACTGTCGCAACTTCTGACACTGCTTCTGCCCAGGCGGATCTATCGGCTGCGCGCACGGAATCCATGGCCCTTGCGGATTCGCAGTCCGCAACGGCCGCATTTGTATCGACATCGAGCGATACGCTCTCCAGCACGGAAAGCGCATCTGCCGTTGCTGCATTGCAAGGGTCCGCCCAGGATTCCACCGGTACCAGTGACGCATTCACCAGCGGGTCCGCTTACTCTGGTGCTGTGGTGGACAGTCATGCGATTGGGGACGCGGCAACGGCCATTGTGGATATGACTGCGGCAAGAGCCGAGTCCGCATCGTTGACGGATACCCGAGGCGCAATTGCAGGTTTCAGCGGCACGATGGCAGAGTCCGTAGCCGTGACCGATACCCGGTCTGCATCCGTTGCACTGTTCGCATCGGCATCGGACTACCTGGCATGGACTGATGGGTATGTGCCCGTTGTCTCGATGAACGCATCCAGGGTCGAGTCGATCACGGTTTCGGATGTCTATGCCGGGTACTTCTTCACCGTATCAAGCAACCTGGTGTACGTGCCGGCGTGGTCCAACGTATGCGCCGTTGATACGTGGGTGGGCGGCGTTTCTGCCGGGTTCGGTGCTACCGGTGTTCTCGCAGCAAGCATGGAACCATGGCCAACAGCAGTAAGCGTTCCCGCATGGAGCAACGTCCTTTCCGTAACTGATTCAGAAAAGGCTAAAGCATGATCCTGGCCAAATACCAAAAACAGTCCGGCGAAACGATGGACTATGACGTTAGCTACGCCTATTTCTTCAGTACCCGCTCGGATACGCCATCCTCTATCACCGTCACGGTTGATACCGGCATCACGCTCACCAGTTCATCCTTGAACACCACCACCAAAGTGGTGAAGGTGGTTCTGTCCGGCGGCACCAATGGCGCCACGTACAAGGTGACTATCAAGCTCACGACCAGCTCCGGGATCATCAAAGAGGATGAGTTGGTTATCACCATCAAGGATTACTGATGCTGATACGCTGGGCACAATTCCTTGGCGAAAACCGCGCCAAGCATCCGCGTCTGCTGCCTGATGGCATTGGTACTGGATCTTCAGACCAATTTCCAGGCCGTGGAGACCTTCGGCCAGTTAAGTATCCATTCACTGTTGCCAGCGTCCCCTATGGAAGCAAGACCGTCTACCGGATGGGGCGTGACACGCCCAATGCTTCGCAATACTGGCTGGCATGGAATACGGTTGTTCATCCTGTTCGTGGGTATGACGCATCGGACACGACAGAGCGCACCTACTACACCGGGGATGGGGCGCCCAAAGTCACAGATAACACCATGGCGCTGACAACGCCCCCATTCCCGACCGCCAGCCGCCCGCTGGGCATACCTGCCCCGGCATCCGCACCAACCGTGATTGCGTCAGGTGGTTCTTCAACGGTCATGGAAACCTACTTCTACGTTTACACCTACGTGAACGATTGGGGATGGGAGAGCGCGCCGAGCGCGCCGAGCACGGCGCTTAATGCCAAGGTGGATGCGACGAGGACTGTATCGGCATTTGCCGCGGCACCAGCGGGCAACAACCAGATCACCAAGCTCCGGATCTACCGCACTCAAACCGGAACCAGCGGCACCACCGATTTCTACTTTCACTCCGAAGTGGCCTATGGAACATCGTCCGTGGCTGATACCGGGCAGGCGCTGGGTGAAGTGCTTGCTACGACCACATGGCTACCGGCGCCGGGCGTGCCCATGGTGGGTTCCGGTACCGCGGAGCAGACCCTAACCAACCTGACAGCGATGTGGAACGGCATGCTGGCCGGGATTTGCGGCAATTCAGTTCGGGTGTGTGAGGCTTATGTGCCATACGCATGGCCCCAGGCCTATGACATCGTTCCGCCGGACAGCAAACCCATTGCACTGGCTGTGATCGGGCAAAACCTGTTGGTGCTGACAACCGGGCGCCCGCTCCTGGTGTCAGGGTCATCGCCAGACTCTCTGGACCAGCGACCGGTGGAGTTCGCCCAGGCCTGCGCGTCCTCACAGTCTGTGGTTGCCATGGGTTCGCGGGTGCTGTGGGCATCAGAAGAGGGGTTGTGCGAGTTCAGTTTGGGTGACGCACCTCGGATACTGACTGCCAATGCCATGAACAAGGCCGCCTGGCAAAGCCTGTTGCCGCAAACCATTGTGGGAGCGATGGCCGAAGGCATGTACCTAGGCTCCTGTGGTAACGATCTTGGAACTGGGTTGGGTGCAAACTCTGGATTCCTTCTGGACCCGAATTCGCCGGATGGAATTTTCTTTCAGGGTTGGGGCTATCGTGTATGTCGGTATGACGAGCTGCTGGATCAGTTGTATGTGGCCAGTAGCGGGACGGTGCAAGAGTGGAATAGTCGATACACGGGATCGCCGCAAATGTCAGCAACGTCCAAACTGTTTACTAGCCCACGTCCTGTAAACATGGCGGTGGCCGAGGTGATTGCCGACGCCTACCCAGTGACATTCAGCCTGTATGGTGACGGCGTACTTCGCCACACCCAGACTGTGACCGACCCCAATCCATTCTGGTTGCCTTCAGGTTACATGGCGTCCGATTGGAAGCTGCAACTGTCGGGCACAAATGCGATCCAGTCGGCTGCGGTAGCTACCAGCATGGCGGAGCTTGGTCAGGTATGAGCGACGAGCGCAAAGACCTTCCCGGTGCCGATGCGCCGAACTTCCAGCAGCGTGCGCGCGAGGTGCTGCAAACCTACCTTGGGCGCCAGGGGAATCCGCTGGACCGCGGGCTTACGCTGCGGGATCTGCTGGGTAGTGGTATCGGAGCGCTGCGGGATGGGTTTACGCTGCGCCCGGGTGCGGGTAGCTTGCCTCTGGTACCAGGCGGGGCCATTGTCACGCACACGCCGGACCTGACGCCGCCACCGCAACCCAGTGGCGTGGTCGTGACGCCCGGTATCAGCTTCATCCTGATTGAGCATGATGCCCCCACATATACCGTTGGCAACGGGCATTTGCGCACCCGGTTGTATGGGGCCAAGCGCGCCTCGGGTGGGCCAGTTCCGGTGTTTGGCGATGCCGTGGAAGTGGCGCAGTTCGATGGTGCCGTGTATGCGTTCGCCTCGGATCCTTCGATCACGTGGCATTTCTGGCTGAAGTGGGAGAGCGCTGACAATGTGTTGAGCGCAACACCGGCCGGCGGAACGAACGGCTATGTGGCCGTAACTGGGCAGGACGTTACCAACATGGTCACTGCCATGACCGGTACCGGAAAGCCATTCACTGTGCTGGCGTCACCGCAAACTATTGACGGTGTGACCTTCCCGGCGGGGATTTACAGCACCAATGCGTTCTTGATGGATGCGCAGATCACCACGGCCAAGATTAAGGATCTGGCTGTGACGGACGCGAAGATCAACAGCCTGTCCGTGGACAAGTTGACCGCTGGCAGCATTGCCGTGGGCCGGTACATCCAGTCCTCAAACTACGTAGCCAACACCTCGGGCTGGAAGATTGATGGCGCTGGAAATGCAGAGTTTCAGAATGTGAAGGTGCGCGGGGATGTGCAGGCGACTTCGCTGAATGGTACGGGTATTGTGGACACTACGGCACTCAGTGCGAATGCCGTAACCGAGAGGTCATACTCTGTTTATGGCAGTCCTGGAGCTGTATTCATTGTCTCATCGACTCCATCTAATGCCGTGTCCTCCAGCATAGCAACCTTAAGCGGGACTAAGATCATCATCACTATTTCAACGGTAGGGATGCTGTTCAACCAGAATGCCGTCACATCAGGATTTAGCATCTACTACGAAATAGTCAAGGATGGATCAACAGTCCTTTTTTACGGGTATAGCCACGAAATCTTCAACAGAGTTGCTCCGGGATATGTAACCCAAAGCGTTCCGTTCTCAGCCACTGTGCAGGATATGGCAGTAGATGGGTCCAGCCATACTTATTCGTGCAGGCTGTCTTTTATTGGAACAAAAGAATCAGGGGCTACGGTTGGTGCACTTCAGCCTGTTATTTCCGTGTTGGCGGTGAAGCGATGATGTTTGATATTTATTCTCCCGTCGGCGAGTACATGCAGTCGGTTGAGTGCGAAAGCATATCCTCTCTTTTGCAACAGACTAGCAAAAACGCACAATGCTTCCAATCAGCCGGTAAAGAACCGCATCTCACCTATGTCAAAAACAATGCAGTGCTAAGAATGCCGATTCGGCCATCCAGCTTGCATATTTTCGATATAGATTCCGAGCAGTGGGTACTTTCCATTGATTTGCAAGGTGCCAAAGCAATCGCATGGGACCGCGTGAAAGTTTCTAGGGGGTTGGCCGAATATGGCGGCTTCATGTGGGACAGTTCTCAATTCGACTCCGACGAGAAGGCCCAGCAGCGGCTAACCCTTGCCAGCCAGTACGCCAGCCTCGCCATATCGCAAGGCCAGCCTTTCTCCATTGAGTGGACGCTGGCGGACAACACGACCCGCACCTTGAATGGCACGGATCTGGCCGGGGTCATGGCGGCACTGGCCGACCACATCAACACCCAGCACGTGTACGCGCGCACGCTGCGCACCAGGATCGAGGCGGCGCAAACCAGTGCAGAGGCTTTGGCCATCACCTGGTAGTCAATCCTTCATCAGCTTCTTTAAGCCCGCCGGACTCTGGTTCGCGGGCTTTTTTCATTGCCCAAAGCATGCAAGACATAACCCACCTTCGACCGATCATTGAAGCCGACTACCTGAAGCATTACACCGGCCGCGGATTGACGCCTGAGCAGTTGTGGGGCCAATTCGTGCGCTATGCGTGGAATGGCGGCAAGTGGTTTGAGACCGACAAGGTAGTGATCATGCACAAGGATCTGGCTCCGGGTGTTGCGGAGTTTCACTGCATGAATGCTGGCGATGGGCGCGACATCACAGTGGCCGTGAATACCTTGCTGCAGCAGCTCAGCGTAGACCACTTCCGGGCTGTTACGTACTACGACAACCCGCGCATTTCTGAGATTTCAAAGTATTCCAATTTCCCCGCTGAAGTGCAGCGCGTGGACAAAGGAATTGATGCCACTTTCCAAATGACTTTTGATCTGAAAGGACACTGATATGGGTGCAGTTTCACAACTCAGCGACGGCATTAGTCATGCAGTCAACAGCACTACCAACGCTATATCCGGTGCACTTGGCACCGATGGCGGAAACAAGGGGCTATTGCAGGGAAGTTTGCAAGGCACTTCCGACGCAATTTCAAATGCAGGAAAAGATATTGCCAAATCTCCGTTGGCACAGGCTGCAATCACGGCCGGCGGCGCTGCGTTTGGTATCCCTCCATGGATGACTGCCAGCGCTTTGGGTGTGAATCGAACGGCGCAGGATGGGAACATCTTGGCCGGGTTGACCACTGGTTTGTCGTCTTACGCTGGTGGCAAGGCAGTCAACAACTTCATTATGGGCGGCAATACCAGCCTGAGCGGTGCCTTGGGCTATGGCGGCAAGGCGGCACTCGGGGAAGTGAACAAAGCGACCTTGCCGCGGCCTAGTGGGTCCGGCGCCGCGGCGGCCGCACTCGGGCTGGGTGCATTGGCCGGTTTGGCTGGCTCATCTACCGGCGGCGGAGGTGGCGGATCTGGCGGTGCGCCATCCGTCCTGGTGCCAGGTGCTGACGGTGTGTACACCGCAACCGGCGCCCCTGCCGTTGCCACGAACAACGCGGACGCGCAAGCACTGCGCTCTCGAGTCAATAGCGACTTGGCTGTACTCGACACCAAGCGCGAAAAGCTGGGCGATGCGGCCTTTCGTGACAGCCGCATTGCATCGACCATGGCGGATGTACAGGGCAAGTTCGACAGCTCGCAGGCAGAGTCAAATCGGATGCTTGCTCGCATGGGTGTCAGTCCGAATTCGGGGCGCTTTGCCGCAGCGGCTGGCAAAAATGCCATCGGTCTTGCTTCCGCCCAAGCGGGTGCTGCCAATAACGAACGCAGGGCCATGGACAAGGAAGAGATTGGCTACTTGACTGCTGGTGCGGATATGGCGCGTAGCGGGTTGCAAACTGCAGCGGGTCTTGACTCGGATGCCCAGCGCGTGGCACTGGCTCAGGACCAGGCGAACAAGCAATACCAACTGGGCTTGATGGGCGCCAACACGGCCAGCTACGACGCCGAAACAAAACGGATGAAGGGCAATTCGGATATTGCCGCTCAGCAGAACAAAGACGATCCATTGCGCACCATCGCTGGTGCTGCTGTTGGTGGATACACCAGCAATCAAGACTTCCGCGATTTCGTCAATGGTGGTCTGTCTTCGGGGTGGGGCTATGTGTCCGGTCTGTTCAATAGCGGGACAGGTGGCGGCATGCCTTCACTCACCGACGCGGCAGGCGTCAACCTTTACAGCGATTTCTTTTACGGCTGAAGCAAACGCAACAACTGGAGTACACCATGGGACTACGTGAAGGTATTGAACTCGGGCTTTCTCTTTCGAATGCCTACAACCAAGACTTGAAGCAACGCGCGGACAGTGCCTACCAAGAGGAAGGCCGCCAGCGCCAGCGCGGGCTGTGGCAGGCAACCGACCAGGCGGCAAATCAGGGGCTTGCACAGATTGATCAAGCTGCACAGAACAACTCGATCAGTGGGCAGGATTTCGGACTGGCTACACCGATTCGGGATGCACGGGTTCTGCGTCAGGGCGGGTACGCCGATGAAAGAACGCAGGCGCCACCTGAAAAGCTCAGCTTCGGCCCCCAGTATGAGAGCGACCTTGACAAGCTTCGCCTGAAAGCGAATCTCGCGAGGGCCTCAGGGGATGCAAATGCTTTGCTTGGTATTGGCGACGAGCTGAAGAACCTCCAGCTCGGAGCAGGCGCAAATGTGGTTCGTAATCGGATCATGTCGGCAACGCCAGACGAATTGCAGCAACTCGCAAAGCAGATTACCGTTGACAAGCGCAACACGTGGTCAATGAAAGTTGATCCGAAGACGGGCATGACCACAGTGTCGGCAGGAAGTGAAGATGTTCCGTTGTCGCGCAATCAGCTTGGCGACTTGATCTCAGCGCGTTGGCGCATGAAGCAGGGGGACGCAGCAGCGGCAGATGAAATTGCCAAAATTCATCAGAGCTTTGCCGCAGCCGGAGATGCCAAGCTCGGAGTGATTGGCTCTGTCGCCAAGATCAACAACGAGGCGGCAAAGAATATCAGCGATGCGGGTTACAAGGCTGGGATGCTGGGTGCTGCACAAACCAATGCGCAGGCCAACATGATTCGGGCGCAGCGGACGGGTATGGGAGGTGGAGGTGGAGCGGGTGGTGGTACTGGTATTGGTAAGCCATTGCCGCCCAGTCTGTCTAAACCGCTACTGGAAAATCAACAAAACCTGCGTCGCGCTGAAAAGGCGCTATTGCTCGCGCGAGGTGGATCTGTCGGTGGAATTAAAGGGGACAAGGAATCGACGGGCCTCAAAGGAATGCTACCGAACCAAATGTTGAGCCGAGTTGATCCCGAGGGCGTTGCCACACGCGCGGCGATTGCTGATCTTGGCAGTTTGGTTATTCATGACCGATCTGGAGCTGCCGTCACTGCTGCAGAGTTTCCACGACTCGCACCGTTCATTCCCACGGAAAAAGATGACGCTGAAACGGTGCAGAAGAAACTGAAAGGCTTTGTCTCGACCTACAGAGATGTATTGAATTCCGATGTCGAATACCACAGAAGCTCCGGCTACCATGTACCAATCAACATGGATCCTTTGAAGGCAGATAAATACGAGACTGTAGATTCAACTGCTGAGGCAATGAAGTTGCCATCGGGAACCAAATTTATCGATGCAAACGGCGTACTCCGCACGAGGCCCTGAGAAATAGGCCACTTGAAAGTTTGGTGAGAAAGGGATACCATTCGTCTGTCCCGAAAGGGATGGGTCTCAAAAGCCCAAGGTACAGCGGATGCCGCACCCGTCAGTCAATGCGGCATTTTTACGCCCGTGCTTTTTGTTTGAAGGCCGGGGGTGCGACGGATACAACAGCGGGAAACCGTGAAGAAGTCCGCCTGGCTGTACCCAGGTTTTGAGCCCCCGGCCGCCTCTGTGGTTGCGCTCAAAACGCGCCTTGGAGGCTTGTAAATCTCGTACAGGAGCGCGTCATGATCCAATCCACACTTTCCATCGGCGATGCAACCATCCGTCATATCGATGGACTGTTTTCACTAAATGATTTGCACCGTGCCAGCGGCGGTATGCAAAAGCACGAACCTAATCAATTCACGCGGCTTGAACAGACCCAAGCGCTGATTGATGAAATCAAATCCGCTGATTCACGGAATTGCATTGAAACCCGTCGCGGGCGGCACAACGGTGGCACTTGGGTGTGCCGTGAACTGGTGATTGCCTACGCCGCGTGGATCAGCGCTGCGTTTCACTTGAAAGTGATTCGCGTGTTTCTGGCGCAACATGACAAACCAGCACCCAAGTACAGCGGCGTTCGTCTGTCAGAGCTGATCGCAGCCGGAAACGGCGTGTACATTGAAACCGAAGAACTACAGCGCATTTCGGTAGTCTGCATGGAAAAGCTGGCCCAACGCGCAAGCTTCTACCAAGCGCGGTTGGCACAGGCCGGGAAGTTGGCGCAGTTGGTGTAATCGGGTGTCGTGATGACTGGAAACGCCATGTCATTCGACTTCAACCCGCTGCGGCGCAAGATTGCCAGTCGGCACAAGTTGGCGGCCATTGAAGTGGCGCACCTCACTTCAGGGTGGGAATATGGCCCCACGGTGGAGGTTGTGCCAAGCGTAGAAGACCTACCTATACCAGCGCCAGAGGATGCCTTGGGTCTGTACCACCGCAAAAAGGTCTACGTAGTGGGGGCGCAGCCCACGGAGAACATAGCCCGGATACTGGCGCATGAAGCCCTGGCGCATGCTGGAACACGAACTGCACTGGGTCGTGTGGGCTGGCGGAGGTTCATGCTGGCCCTGCGTTCTGCAGCAACAAAAGGCAGCGATGTGTTTTTGCGCAGCTTGCGCGCACGGGTGCTGTCGGTCTACGTTACCGCCAAGGGAAAGCGCTATTTGTCGCCAGCGCAAGAAGGTGACGAGATACTGGCTGCCCTGGCCGAGCAGTCGTTTGACAGGCGCACTGGGCGTATTTTGATACACGACCCGCTGCGCAAGCAGGCCGAAGCCTTGGCGGCGCAGGCGGTTCGCCAGCATTTGGGCTGGGATGTGCCGGTGACGTGTGACCAGGCGGAAGGAATGCTGATTGCCAGCGAACACACGGTGCGGTACGGATCGCCGCTATGGGGTGCCGAGTACCGTGCCAGAAGGATTTACCAAGCGTTGGTTGCCGCGACTACCGTTTTGCTGACGGTGTGCGGCTGTCTATTCATTTAAGTGCTTGATTTCCTCATATTCCCAAAACTCAAGATTGGCCACGGCTTCTTTGTGTTTTAGAAATACGCGATGTCGATACCTGTAGCTGAAAAAAAGAACTACCGAGGAAACCAAATTGACCTCAAATGCACTCGAATTTGACAAACGCCAATAAACAAGACAGACAAAAAGGAATACGGCAAAAAATAAGTCTGCCATTTCAAGATGTAAGCGCGTAACACGCACTTCAATCACGGCACGTTCATGCGGCGTCATATGGCGTGCTCATTGTCATTCGTCATCGAACGGAAGGCCGTTCCATCCGCGCCAAAACCCATATATCCCAGCAAGCACTACGACTACAAGTGCGTAGCACAGCTTTGCCCAGAGGTAAGCACTCATACAAACACCTTAACAGTAGAGGAAAACCATGCCAAAACCCAATGCAGACCAAGTAACCTGGGACTATTTCCCATTGGCTGAAGACACAACGACTCAGCCCCAAAGCTCTGGCAAAGAATACCAGAATGCAGGTAAGGGGATGGGGCCGAATGCGGCCCCCAAGGAAGCGCCACGCTCCAAGATGGATGCCGTAGCCCAAGGCGCTGGGAACCTGCTGGCCGGTGCGGTGCGTGGTGCTGGATCTATAGGCGCAACACTGCTGGCCCCCATTGACATGGCAAAAGATGCGCTGGACGGGAAGGGCGTGAGCCTGGAGTCGAACCGCCAACGGCGTGCCGACATGGACAGTGCCTTGCAGACGATGGGGGCAGAGCCGGAGTCATGGATGTACCAGGGAGGGAAGCTGGCGGGCGAGATTGCCGGTACTGCGGGCGCTGGCGGCGTGATGGCCAATGGCGTGCGTGCGGCCGGCGCAACCAAGGCCATGACAGGACTGGAGCCAATTACCAACGCCATAGCCGCAGGACTGGAAACAGGCGGTTTCCGAGTGGGTGAGCTGGCCGGTACGGTGCCGGGTGCTGTGGCGCGGGTGGCAACTGGTGCAGCAAGCGGAGGTGTTTCTGCTGCCATGGTGAACCCGGAAGATGCTGGAATCGGTGCCGCTATCGGTGGAGCTGCGCCAGCGGTTACCAAAGCAGCGGGTGCTACATTGACCAAAATTGGCAAAGGGATGCGTGAAATCCTCGGAGCGGCATCCCCCGAAGTGCGCCAGCTTGCAACCCGCGCACAGGAACTAGGTATCAACATTCCGGCAGATAGGCTGCTTGACAGCAAGGCACTGAATGCGATGGCATCGAGCCTGAACTACGTTCCACTGAGTGGGCGCACGGCGACTGAAGAGGCGATGAATACGCAGCTCAACCGGGCGTTATCGCGCACGT